CCTCGGTGTAGCCAGCGAGCTTGCGGATCACGTACTCGATCTGCTCAAAGGCCGGTTGGGTTTCGGTGAGCGTGCCACCTGCCTTGACCCAATTGGCCACCACACCACCAGCAAAGCCCGTATCGCCCTGGCCTGCGGTGGGGGCGGTGTTCTGATCCAGCGATGGCATCTTGCCGCTGTCCGTGGCCACTGGGATGATCGAGGCTCGAGATCGCACAATCGCCAAAGGCGCGGCGATCTCCATCAGCCGTGCATGGAACTCCTCGGGCACCAGATAGCCGCCAGCGGGGCCATCCTGGCTCTGGATGTCTTTTTGGCCAGTCTTATAGGCTTGCGCCTGGGCCGCCATCCAGTTGACTTGCCGCGACTCATAGACCTTCGTGAGCCGCTTGTGATCTCCGCGCTGGATCGCCAGCAGGAAGTCACCAAACGATTTAACGTCTTTGTCGGCATCCCCACCAACCTCGGTGAAGTAGCCCACCTTTTTGACCGCCGGGATCTCCTGCATGACTTTCAGCACGTTGGCCAGGTTGTCAGAGAGTGTGTCGAGCTTGGTCTGCATCACCTTGATTGCAGGATCTTCGCTCTCTGCAGTCTCTTTTTCCTTGGCCTTGGCGGCGATCTCCTCAGCGGCCTTACGATTGGCCTCATTGGGATCGACACCATCCGCCACGAGCTCAACAAATAGCTCCTTGAGCTCTACGCGTTCCTCTTCGTTGAAGAGGCTCATATCAACCTCCTTGCTTGATTTTGGCTGCAGCCAAAATGCTCGTGACTGCAATTCGTTTCTTGCTCAGCACATCTTCTGCCGACGCGTCACCCGCGTCCTCTAGCAGTGCCTGCACTGCAGCGTGCAAATCCACGCTGATCGATTTGGCAAACATCTTGAGCGGCATAGCCAGCAGCCGCGGCTCAGCAGGGATAGGCGTGAGCGATCCATCCAGGCCCAGCGGCCAATTCTTGATCCAGGTCGATTTGCCCGCGGGCTCCCTGGCAATCAAGCTGGGTGCTGTACCTGAGGACCAGCCCATCTTCTCCTGCTCGACCAGGCTGTAGACTGCGCGCTCGTAGTCGTCACGTAGCTCGAGCTGGGCATCGATCCAGACACCTACATCATCCAGCGCGAGAGTGCCGCGGCCCAGCCGCGTGTTCTTGAGCACAGGATCGAGCCCATGCTGGAAATACACCGAGGTGATTCCCTCATCATCAAGGAGATCGAAGTCGGTCTCTTTTGTGAAGAACTCACCCTCCAGATCGGGGTCATTGGCGGTGCTGAAAAGCACCAGATGGCCGCCCACTCTGCCATCGCCCAGGGCCTTGATCGCACCACCCTGGTACACCAGCAGATCGAGCGCCGACTTGGCAGCACTCTCAGGCGTGGCCATGGCCGCGCTGCGACCCATTGACTTCTCTATCCACACCCGCTCAACCTCGATCCACTCTGATCGATCAACGATCACAGGTTCATCATCTTCCATGGTCACACTGGCTCTGAAGTATTGCTCGCCCTCGCTGATGATGGCCTCCAGCGGCTCGATGAAGAGCTCCCAAACCCAGGGGTCATCATCAGACCCGGGCCTGATCTGCTCATTGATAGCGCCACGGATGTCATCCAGCGACTCAGCTTTAAACGTTGTCATGATTGCCTCTCCTTTATTCGCCTACTGGTTCCATCAGCTCTGAGCACCTGCAGCGCGTATGAGCTGGTGGAGAAAAAAATATCTGGCCAGCGGGATGTATGTATCCTATGAGCATCCGGACCTGACCATCCAAAGGTGCGCAGATCTCGCACACTCGAGCATCGCCTGCGGTGATCCAACTGGTGATCACGCTGATACCCAGCTGAGTGAGCTCCTCGACCCACTGGTGCTGGCCTTCAACGGCAGCCCTGGTGGTCTCTGTGACCGCAATCGCCTCAGCCCTGATCGGCCCAAAGATCGGAGCCAGGCGATTGCGCAGCTCAAGAGTGCTGAGACCTTCCTCCAGAGCTGTAGCCACCTCGGCCTGCAGTCGGCTACGCGTGGTGGCGTTGATTCCCCGCACAAGACTGAAGCTGTAATCCGAGGCCCAGACCGCGCCATGATCGGTGAGGGTGACCCACTCGATGCCCAGGCCCGCATCAAAGCTCTGCGCAGCACTGGCCAGGTAGGTGCTCCGGAGAATGGGCTCCGCCGCCGCGACCATCTGCGCCAGGTTGCGCTCGAGCAGCACATCGGCAACCGCCACAATCTCATCCTCAAGGCTGCCCATGACCGTGCGAAACTGGAAGCGCAATGCCACTGCCATGGCGGCTGCCATAGCTGCCTCATGAGCGTCACGGTCCTCAAGTTCGGCCACACTATGGGTACCTCTCCCAGAGCACATCTGGATGAATGAGCATTTGCTCGAAGATGTCATGCACGTCATCGCGGCTCTTGGCCTCACCGAGCTGGCTGGAGATAGCGGCGCTGAGCGTCTTGCTGATCAGGTCGCTCTCGAAGTCCACCTGAGCTGGCTTATCGGCTGCCAGGCTATTGAGCGATTTGCGCCGCCACTGCTCGAGATGAAACTCCATCGTGGCAGTATTGCCATTAGCTCGATTGAGTGGAGTGCGCATCGCGGCCAGCTCGCGCCGCTTGGTCATATCCTCGCTGATCTCAAAGCCGAGAATCTCATAGGCGTTATCCAAGTTCTCACCCGCGAGCACCAGGTTGGAGAGCGCCATCGAACGCGCCTCCTCATCGATCTGGAAGATGGCCATCTCCTGGGGCTTGAACTTCAGCCGCACGCCCTGGGGCTCCATGAGCTGCGTGTTGAGCTTGCGCTCGATGAACCTGGCATCGGGGATCACTGTCTTGCTATAGAAGTTGACGTCATCCTGCTGGGATACAGCGCGGTTGACCGCGCCAGTGCTAAAGAGGATTGATTGCGGAATGCCGAGGGCGGTGCTGATGTCCTCGCGTTTCTCCTTGCTCAAGTTCTGATTGCCCATCTCCTCAAGGCCCTCGCCGATAGGCGTAGCGGTGACTCGATCAGCATTGACCACCTTGCCCGAGAAGGCATTGGAGAGCCCGCCGATCACGCGTTTCCACCAGGTCTCGAGATCGCGCCGTTGATCGCCACTGGCATCGCCCGAGACTGAGAGCAGCGTGACCTTGACTGCACCGCGCTTGAAGAAGGCATCGATAAACTCATCCATATTCATGAGCACGTTGGCGGCTGCCAGGGCGTTTTGAGCTGGGCTCACTGCAGTGCCCAACTCACTCCAGGGATCCGGTAGCTTGATATGCACCAGATCGTCAAGATCGAGCGGGGGGAGCTGGCGGTTATTGATCGTGCGCATAAAGCCGTACAGCCCGCGCTCGCTGTCTGTGCGCTCTTGGATGGTGGGCGGGTAGAGCCGCCTCACGCTCAACATCCTGCTCATGATGTTGGCTTCTTTCATCAGGTAGGATCGGGAGTGGATAACCAGATCGGTCTCGATCTGCTGCAGCACGGTGAAGGGATCATCGAACCAGCCCAGCTTGTTTTGATAGTTCTCAGAGCTGTCGATCTCGGTCTCGCCCTGGATGATGCTGAAAGGCACGCTGGCCACACCCTGGCCCAGCAGTTTGACGCCACGGCCCAGCCAGGGCACCTTCTCCATCACCTGCTTTAGATCGCCTACAGCAACGCCATCACCAGTGATGAATGTCCAGGCCTCCTCTGGCAGCGCGTTGAGCGGCACGGCTTTTGCGCCATCAGTCAGGAACATCTTTAAGCTGTCAGTGTTGCGGGGTATGCGAGCCATATCAATCTTCCCCTTCGATGATCCACCAAGTCTCGAAGATGTTGCTGTTTTGCGTCCACTTCACTTCCATGCGGTACCTATGGCCAGCCACCAAACCTGCCACCGCCCGCGTGGTGATGTCCGATCCACTCGCCGTGGTCGAGCCTGAGAGGTAGGTACCTGAGACATCATCACCAGCCTCATCTTTGAGCACATCAGCCTCAGCCGAGATCGCACCCGTGCCTGGCCAGTTGGTGGTGTCCACCAGATAAGCGATGGTCTCATCCACGCCCTGCTTTTTGGGGCTCTCATTCGCCACACGGATAGTCATCTCTTACCTCTTCTTTGGCAATGTGAGCGTGATAGAACGCTCGCGCAAAGTCATGGTGATAGATCGCGGCTCCAGCGTCATGGCGATGGATCGCTTGCGCAGCGTGATCGGCACAATGCCCGTGACCACGGCCGCCGCAGCAAGCGGAATGCCTCCGTAAAGCCACAATAAATGCGCTCGATCCTCTGCCGCAATAGTTCCATCTGGATCGGGAAGTAATGCCCCATCCGCGAATGAGAGCATCTGGAAGCGTCGAGCCTTTGTGTCAATGGCCACATTTACGGTCCTGTCACAATCTCGCCCTTGACTGCTGTAGTGCCATCATCGCTGACTGTGGCCTTCTGATCCACGGTAGTGCCAGCGTCGTCATAGAGCTCAAAGGTGGCCGCATTCTGATTCTTGAGATTGCGCCACATCTTATAGAGATAGCCGATCTTGGCCGCGAGTGTGGCCGTGGCTGCAGGTGCGCCTTGGCCAGGCTCGGCAAAAGTGTCCACGTTCAGCACGTCCAATACCTCGGCATTGATATTGGTCCGATTTACCGCCGCGTCCTGAGTCAAAACTGTGGTTGTGCCGTTGTCCGTAATCGTGCAATTGCCTCTGACAGTAATAGCCAGGCTTGTGCAGGTTGCATCAATGATGAGCTGCCCATCCGATTCATAGCTCATAGTGTCGTTCACGGTGGCGCTTTTGACCGAAAGGCCGCCAGAGTAATGCCTGAAGTTCACGCTCGTCGTGCCCGATCCTGGGAAGGTAAGATCTGGCGTGTCGTTGCCCGGCATCCCGCTCTTGCAATGGCCAAAGCTATGGTTCGTGGCGGCCCTCAGCGTGATGTCGCCCGTGAGCCAGCAGAAATCGGCCAGTATCTCCGCAGATAGAATCGCCTGAAGCTGGCAGTCAATCGCCCGCATGAACTGCGTGCCGCCCTGAGTGCCTGTCAATATGACATTGCGGAATAGGGTATTGTCCACATCCTGCGAGCCTAGATTGACCTGGTTCATCACACCTATACCGACGAATTCATATCCCTCATAGGTCTGGGCCAGCGTTATCGACGTATCGTTCACGAGATAGAAGCGCTGGGAGCCGAGAGACGCGGCGACCGTTGTCGCGGCGGCAATGGTGGAAACCGGATTGTCTGGAGTCCCGTCCGTCCCAAGCACGGTATTGGTATTCGCGGCCCCATCGTCAATCCAAACACCAAGCCCATAAGAACCAACATAGGCCATTTTCTCGATCAGGGGTTGCATGTCCGCCGTATCGGTCAAGATAGCCGCTAGATCGCTTAGCGCACCAGCATCAGGCAGCGAGTCAGTTACCGCTTTGATCGCGTCCACTACCGTATCGACCGTTGTGAGCGCCGCCACTGTAGCGAGCAAAGCATGAGCAGTATCCATTTCGGCCTTAGTCGGACCATCGTAATCCGAGAGCGCTGTGTCTGCTTCGGCGTTGATCTTGGTCATGTTGACCAATGACGTCTCGGTTAGTGATGCCATTCCGGCCGTGTTATCGGTGATCGAGCCGACACCGCGCACACTGACATTTGCGTTGACGTTGCAGTTGGCGTTGAAGATGACCTGACCGATGCCCTCCCATGTGACGTTGTGCGAAGCTGACAG